CCAAGTTTTCAGGGCAGAAGCTGGCGTGGCGTTTGGCTTTGCCACAGGCGGCATCCACCGCCTGGCGCTGCGTTGATTGCGCGGCCTTGGCCTCCATCTGCCAATGGCCTAGCCCGCCGTTGTAGGCCCGCAAGGCTGCCCACAAGCGATCAAACTCCGATGCCCCTTGCACCCGCTTGACCAGCCAATCGTCGTAGCGCACCAGGGCGCGGATGGCCCAGCGCGGATTGGTCGCTTCGCCGCTGGCCAAGGCCGGGTCGATGCTGGCAATCCACTGCGCCGTGGCGGGCATGAACTGCGCCATGCCTCGCGCACCAACCCGGCTGACAGCCTGCGGGTTCCAGCCGCTTTCCTGGTGAATCTGAGCCGCAAATACGGCGATGGGGGCATTCAGCCCCCACACCTGCCGCGCCTCGCGGGTGAGGTCGGCACGGTATTTCAGGGCTGCCCTGGGAATCGTCTGGGCATGTGCCTGGCTGGGCCAGAAAGCACCAATCGCCAGAGCGATGAGGCCAATGATCAGCGTTGCCCAAAGCTCCTGCCGTTGCTCCTTGGTGAAACGTGGCCAGCCCATGTCAGGCCCCCAGGGCAACGGCGATCATGGCGGCGGCGATGATGATGGCTCGCCGCAATTGCGCCAGGCAGAATGCCAGAACCTGCTCTTTGGAGAGACCCTTCTGCGGGCAATAAGGGCCGCCGACCGAGAACGGCTGATCCAGGAAGGCATCGGGCCGGGCGTAGGGGAACAGGCTGCGGTCAATCCAGTACGCCACCCAGGCGGCGCTGGTGATGAGGGATAGCTTGTAGATCGAGACGGGGAGTTGCTGGGGCGCGGTGACTGCGATGAAGACGGTCAGCGCAAGGCTGATGAACAGCCAGCCCGCCATGCGGGCGCGGAACAGTTGAGACATGAAAAAACCCTCCGGTAATGTGTCCTGCCCATGCTAGGCAGGTACTCCCGGAGGGTCTTTTAAACCGCTTTAAAGATCAGTCGTCGGGGAACAGCCCGCCCTGGCGGCGGGCCAGATCGGCCTGGCGCATGGCCTTCACGATCTTGTAAATCCATTGCAGCGAGACCCCGTACTTGCGGGCCAGATCGCTGTGGTTCTGGCCGTTGAAATCGTTCCAGATCGCCAGATCGCGGGCGGACAGCTTGATGGCGGTGCCGATGGGGAAATAGATCAACTGGCCGCCCCAGTTGCCCGCCATGCGGTTGGCGATTTCCTGGCCAACGTGCTCGGCGCGTTCCTTGTCCAGCTCAATCAGTTCTGCCAGGGCATGGGCGATATTCTGGGCCAGGTCGATGAGCAACTCCGGCCCCTGACTGCGGTGCTGTTTTTGGTTGTCGGTGGTCACTGCGCCCCCCCTTTCTTGATTGCGTTGGTCAGGTCTTCCCAGGCCACCTGCATGGGGTCGAAGGTCTGGCGCTGCTGGGCGATGCCGACGGTGTAGCGCAGGCCCTGGATGGTTTCTGGCGGCAGTTGCACGCGGCCCGCGTTGATCGCGTCGGCGAGCTGCTGGGCGAGTGCCTTCACCTGGTTAGGCAGGAAGCGCATCGCCCACTTCTTCATGCTCTCGATCAGGGTTTCCGCCTGGTAGCCGTTGATCCACTGAAGCGCATCGACCTTGGTGATCCGCTTCACATAGGCGGCCAGCGCCTCCTCGGAAGGGTTCTGCACGGCCCCGAGGTCATGCAGGAAAAGCCAGAGGGCGCGGATTTTCTTGGCCTCCGGGTCTTGGGCCATTGGCCGGGACGGAGCAGCCTTGGCGGGCTTGCCGGTACCTGCCGGTTTGCCCTTGGAACGCACCTTGAATCCACACCGCTTGAGGTATTCCAAAGTGCGTTCCAGTTCTGGAACGGTCAGATCAGCCGCCGATGTCTTCTTGGCCACCTTGGCCAGCGCGGCGCGATAGCTGTCATCGTCCATCTGCAAGTCGCGTTTGGCGACGTGAATCAGGCGGATCAGGCGTTGGCGGTTGTTGGCGGACGGCTGGGGCATGGCTTACTCCAAGGAAAGTGGGGCGGCCTGGCCACCCACACCACGGTTGAGTTGGGCATCGCGCCCGGAGCGGCTACCGGCGGCGTAGTCGTCGTATTCGTGGTCGCGGAGCTTGCGACCGTCGTTACGGTCTCTGGCCTTCAGGTCGCGTAGGCTTGGGTGGTTCTTGGCCATGTAGGCGTCAATGGCAGTGGCCTGCTGGTCGTTACCGGCGAAGGCTGCAATCGTGCCGACTACCGACCGCACCCAGCCTTCGCTGAACAGATCGGCGCGGCGCGTTTTGGTGGCGACCTTGCAACGCTTGAGCTTGGCCTTGATGTGCTCTTCCCGTGCCCGCTTGGCTTGGCGATGCAGCACCGAGAAGGCGTACTGGGCGACCTCCGGTGCGGCACCGCAACCGATGAAGCACCACTCGCCCTGCCGGTTCCAGAAGCCGCCGGAGAAAATCACCTGGCAGCCGAAGGCATCGCCGATCTTGACGGCCAGCATGGTTTCCCAATTGGATGGCGTTGCCTTGGCCCCGGCCTTCGCCCGTCGCTCTTCGGCTTCTGCCGCCTGGATGTCCAGATCGGTAATGCCGTGAGCCTCCATCAGCTTTCTGGCCTGACGCAGGGCGGCCTCGGCTTCATGCTCGTTGCTGCTGGCGGACAGGACCAGGCACTTCTTGATCTTGTCCAGGATTTTGGCGCGGTCGTTCATGGCTGGCCAATCGCCCCAGAAGTGGTTCGATCCAGTCCTGCCCTGACCGGACATTCCGATGGGTTTGCAAGCTGTCGCTCCTCGACAACCTCCCAAGCACTCTCATCCAGCGGACTCATGCCGTATGCAGTGACAAGACACCCGTTTGCATCCCGCTTTGCCCATCCAGATTCGCGGCTGTTAGGGTCGTACTGGAAGCCGACGTAGCGGAGCTTCACAGTTGCGCCATAAGGCCATTCTGCGGATGGGGAAGGTGTCGCACATCGGCCATCGACCCGATCCTCAATCAGCTTCCAGACCTGGTCGTACTCCGGCCAGTCATGCTCTACGCAGACGCATTGCACGACAGATTTCCCGTCAATCAAACGATGTCGATTGATCTTGCGGCACAAGTCGTCAAGCTGCTCCTGTTCTTCGTCAGTGAGGTAGGCAGCAACATCCTTGTTCTTCAGGACAAGGTAACGGTTCTCTCTGATCATGGTCACACCGCCGCCACGTCGAGGCTGATTGGCCGGTACTGGTCGGAGGTTCCGATGCGCTCATAGAAGCGGACGTATTCCTTGCTGCCGACCACCTGGAGGCTTTCGCCGATGGCCAGCATGGCGTTCTGCCACTTCTCATCGCGGATATCGAGGCGGCGCAGGGCCAGCACCCGACCGGTGTTGATCTTGCCTTCCTTGTCGGTCTGGAAGGCGGACTGCACCAGCACCTTGATTTCGTCGCGGCTGCCCTGGCTCCAGGCGATGATGCATTCGTCGATCAGATGCTTGGCGGCCTGGAGGCGCTCATCGAACACCATGTGCTCGGCGATGGCGATCTGCACCTTGAAAGCGCCATCGAAGCTGAACAGGGTGAGGTTGCCCTTCTTGCCGCCCAGCTTCACGTCGTACTGTTCGGCGGACAGGTCGACAAAGGCATTGATGTCGGCGAAAACGCGGGTCTTGAACTCGCGCAGGCCGTCGCTGACGATCCGGGCTTGCCGGGCCAGCTCACGCACCAGTTCGTCACGGGTGCGGTCAATCGGTTTGATCATGGATTCGGGCACCAGGCAGCCCTTTGCGTCTTGCCGGTAGCCATCAGGAATCGTGTTTTCGGTGGTCATTTTTTTCTCCTACATGGGTCATTCGTAAGCTCTTGGCCAGGGTTTCCCTGAGTTCGCGCAGCCTGGCCAGATTTCGTTCGCGCACGATCGGGCTGACTGGCGGGGATGGCAGTGCCTTCGGTGGATCACGGTTGCCAAGGTTGTCCAGGAACAGCTTGGGTGCGGGCCAGCGGTCGCAGATACGGAACAGCACCTGAAAGGCCC